ATGACTGGCTGCGCCAGCACGGGCACGAGCTGCTGGAAGCCTTGGGGTAGCAGGCAGCTGAGCTAAAGACCACCCTGGGCGAACAGCTGCTGGCCTTCCAGGAAGGGGTGTACCTCGACGGCCTGGCCGCCATGCAGAGCGGCACGCTCTCGTTCGAGACCGTGTGTGCTGCGCTGCAGGACGCCCTGGAGGACGTGCACGAAGGGGAGCAGGACGAAGCCAAGGAAACCATGGGGGGCATGAACGGGTACAGCAGTATGCCCTGCCCCTACAAGGTGGTGGCGACGTTCCCCGACATGGTCATCTTCACGGGGGAGGGCGGCAAGCTGTACCAGCAGCCCTACCACATGGATGGCACCGAGGCCGTGCTGGAGGGTGAGCCCGAAGAGACGGTGTTCACGCCCACGGTCCCACCCCAGGTGAATCAGGAAGGCGCGCTCCTCATCGAAGCGGGCCCGGCCGGCACCATCAAGCACGGCAACATCGACCGTGCCACCCACGTGATCCGCGACACCACGCTGATCGGCCCGCTGTCGGTCAACGGGAAGGGCGGGCGTCGGTACAGCGAGGCCGCGCTCAAGAAGATCGCCAGCATGGCGGAGGGCCTGCCCGGCTACATCAATCACGTAGCTCCGGGCGATGCCTTCAAGCCCCGCGACGTGCGCGAGCTGGCCGTGCGCCATCGGAATGTCCGCTTCGACGCGGCCACCCAGACGGTGCGTAGCGACATGCACGTGCTGCCCGCCCACGCGGATCTCGTCTTCGGCCTGGCGGAGCAATTCGGGGACCACATCGGCAATAGCCTGGTCTCCCGCGGCGCCGTGCGGATGGAGGGTGACACCGAGGTGGTGGAAGATGTGCTGCAGCTGCGCAGTGCCGACCTGGTGAGCGACCCGGCCAGCACCAAGGGCCTGTTCGAAAGTGACCAATCCCTGGGGGAGAAGGTCGCCGCACGCGGCGCCGAAGCCTCCGTGACCATTGCCGATCTGATCGAAGCCATGCAGCACCACCCCACAGGAAAGGATACCACGATGGACTTGGCTGCCATTCTGACGCACCTGAAGGCCACCCCCGAGCACCAGAAGCTGCTGCTGGAGTCCCTGGCCGTGGTCCCCAAGGCGGACCTCACCGCGCTGGAGACCAAGCACGCGGGCGAGGTGAAGAAGCTGGAAGAGGCACTCGCCGCGGCCGGCAAGGAGAAGGACGGGCTGACGGCGAAGGTGGCCGAGCACGAGAAGTCGCTGCTGGAGGCCAAGGCCAAGATCGAGGGCTTCGAGGCCAAGGACGCGCTGGTGGCCAAGCGGAGCGAGCTGCAGGAGGCCATCCAGAAGCACAAGATCACCGCGGAGTTCGGCAAGGTGCCCGGCGCCATCTCCGACTCGTTCCGCACCCTCCTGGAGGGCATGGACAAGGCGGACTGGACGAAGCAGCTGGACGACCGCTACGATGCGCTGAAGGGCGTGCCGCAGAGCGGCCAGCAGCCCACGTCGCGGCCCAAGGACCCGGAGACACTGACCGAGGGCCGCGAGGACAAGGGCATCCCGCAGGGCGCCCACGCACGGATGCGCACCGCTCTGGTCGGGTAGGACTGCTCTTCAACCATTAGAGCTGCCCTACACCGGGCGCAGCGACTGGAAAGGACACACTCGTGACCAACATCTACCGGGGCCGGAGCGACGCATTCGGCAACCCCAAGTCGATGAAGCAGTACGCGGTGCTCGCCGCCGACCCGATCGAGATCGGGGACCTGGTGTGGTTCGACAAGCGCACCCAGACGGTGAAGTCGTTCGGCCACGCCGATGCGTGGACGGGCACCACCGACGGGGCGCAGGGCAAGGTGGCGGAGAACTTCGTGGGCGTGGCCAACAGCGCCCACGCGGCGAACGACTCCACCCTGCTCACCGTGCAGGTGGAGGCGCGGGGCTGGTACGAGTTCCCGCTGACCACCTCGGCCACCATCGAAGTGGGCGACCTGATCACCGCCAGCAAGAACCCGGCGGGCAACCTGCTGTTCGCGCAGCAGGTGGACAAGGGGGCCGTGGCCAGCAGCATCATCGGCACGGAGCCCCTGGCCCGTACCCGTGAGATCGCAATCGGCAAGGCGGCCAAGCGATATGCCGTCGCCACCGCCTCCGTGATCGTGGAGATCAATGGCACGCGCGAGGCCGGGGGCGGGCCGCGCCAGTTCCTCACGTCCTAGCGCATCGGTCGCGACACCAGAACATTGGCCCCTACGCACCGGGCCCCACGGCCCGGTGCAGCTGGACCTGAGGAGAGAAGGCAATGCGGGCAGCGGACATCAAGGCGATGCACAGGGAGCTGGGCGACAAGGGCTTCATCACCGCCCTGGCCGACCTGCTGGAAGGCCGCGACCAGCTCGGGCAGCAGATCCCCAAGCTGAACGCGGCGCAGGTGTCCATCCGCGCCCTGTTCGAGGGCCTGGTGGGCCCTTGCGACGAGAAGCTGCCCAGCCATCTGGCCACCGGGCGGCTGAACTATGTGGAGATGCAGGAGGCGGTGGACAGCACCATGTTCCCGTCGGCCACGGGCGTGCTGATCGCCAGCAAGGTCATCGAGGGGTACAACAGCCCCGGCATGATCGGCGACCAGTTGGTCACCACCATGCAGTCGAAGCTGAAGTCGGAGCGCATCGTCGGCTTCACCTCGCTGGAGGGGCCGCAGGAAGTGCCGGAGGGCATGCCGTACCTGGAGTCGTCCTTCGGAGAGAAGTACGTCACGACCCAGACCGCGAAGAAGGGCCGGATCCTGGAGATCACCGAGGAGACGATCTTCTTCGACCAGACCGGCCAGATCATGATGCGGGCCCAGCGCCTGGGCGAGCAGACCGCGGAGGAGCGCGAGCTGACCATCCTGGCGGGCGTGCTGGACGTGGGCAGTGGGGCCAACGGCATCAAGGACGTGTACTTCCCGCAGGGCACCCAGGCGAATCTGTACAGCACCACCAACGCGAACCTGGCCGGGTCGTCCAGCGCCATCGCGCTGGTGAACTGGACGGACATCGACGAGGTGCTGCAGTTCCACGCGACCAACATCCGGGACGACCGGGCGGTGAGCGCGGAGCGGCTGCCCATCGTGTGGATGCCCAAGATCCTGCTGGTGGGGCGGGTCATCGCCGGCACGGCGGCGTCCATCCTCAACAGCACGCAGATCATCCAGCAGCCCGGTGCGACCGACGCCAGCGTGCAGACCTGGAGCCCCAACCCCATCGGCGGGCTGGTGCCCGGCCTGCGGGCGCTGAGCTCCCCCCTGATCGACTACCTCGCCGGAGTCACCGGCTCGCGCTATAACGACGCGCGGGACTGGTTCCTGGGCGACTTCCAGAAGCAGTTCGTGTGGCAGGAAATCTGGCCGCTGCAGACGCTCCGCAGCCGTCAGGACGACGAGCCCGCGTTCCGCCGCGACGTGGTGGCCCGCTTCAAGGTCCGCTACTACGGCGGCATCGCCGCACTGGACCACCGATACGTCATCAAGGTGAACGCGGCCTAACGGCCAGCGTGAGCCTGAGAAAGGGGGCCTAGCGCGCGATGTCCAACATGCAGTCGTTCTACATCAAGGTGGGGCGGCTCCGGTTCTACGATGGAACCACGCCTTCGCCGTTCTTCTTCGAGGTGCAGTTCCGGGGGTCGGTCACAGCCCCGGTCTCGCGCGCCCGCGCGGGAGAGACCCTGGTGCTGAACCGGGGTCGCTTCGACGCGGACGCACACTACGTCAGCCCGCCGGACGATCCGCTCCTGGCGCCGCTGCCGTTCTCCTGCAACTTCCGCCTCACCAACCAGGAGCCGGGCTTCAGCAAGCTGATCACGCTGATCCGGCCACCGGGTGGGGCGTCCTTCAAGTCCATCGGCGGGCGCCCCTGGTTGACCACCAAGGGGACCACCCAGATCCAGAACGCCGACCCGTTGGGCCAGGTGCTGGCGACCACCCCGCGGTTCTCCGACAGTGAGAAGCACACGGTCAACGCGGAGCTGCTCTGGACCGACCCGCAAGGGATCCAGGACCGCGGCTTCAAGTGGGCCGAGCTGTACTTCCCGCCCGACCGGCAAGTCACCGAGGGTGTGGACAGCGTCATGGTGGACCTCAGCGGCGAAATCTACGGGGCCATCACTCCGATCACTGCCTTCACCGCTGGCGTGGAGTCGTAGCCAGCGCAACGCTCTGGCGGCCCGAGGGCCGCGACCGGGGTCAGGTTGGGGCAACCCACCTGGCCCCGGTCCTCGTGGCCGCCAGTTCTTCGGTGCGGTGGGGCATGCGGGCCCCATCGGAGAGGCGCACGCGCCGTGACATTGACCCCAGGCACCATCGGCATCCTCACGGGCCGCGGGCCCGCGTGTGACGAGCTGCAAGCGTGGCTCGACCAGATCCCCTATCCCCTGGTGGATCGCGTGCGGGTGCCCGGCAATCAGATCGCGTGGCAGCGCAACCTCTGCGCGGAGCAGCTGCGCCCCCAGGACGAGTGGCTGTTCTTCGTCGACAATGACTGCGTGCCGCCTCACGGCGCGCTGGAGCGGCTGCTGAGCCATGGCCTGCCTCTGGTGAGTGGGGCGGTGGTGGAGCGGGTGGAGCCCTTCCACCTGTGCGTCACCAAGGCGCTGGAGCCCTTCGAGCGCTACACCGCGGCGGACATCGCGGGCAAGGCCGAGCCCTTCCCGGTGGTGGCGGTGGGCGCCGGGTGCCTGTTGATCCGGCGTGAGGTGTTGCGGGCCCTGCAGCCGCCCTTCCGCATCCACCCGTGCGGGCATCCCGCGCTGGAGACCTTGGTGGCCGAGGACCTGGACTTCTCGTTCCGGGCCGCCGAGGTGGGCTACCCACCCTATCTGGACCCCGTCGTGAAGACGGGCCACGCGGTGACGGCCATCCTCTGGCCCGGCGACGACGGCCGCGTGCAGGCCCA